ACAGCAGCCGAGGCCGCAGTGGAGAAATTTAGATAAATCTCCGCGTCCGTGTGGATACCGAGAATCTTTGCACCGGATACATCTGTAGCCGAGGCAGAAGAGCCTACCGTAACCGCACTTTGCACATCCCATTTGTTGTATGCACCAGAATCATCGCGTCTTAACATAATTAGAGCCTTACAGGGGTTGTTTTGAAGTAACGAAACTCAGGGTCGTTGAGTTTCTTGAAAATAAGTTTGGGATTACGGGCAACCTCAGGGTCTTCCCTTATCCACTGTTGAAGTACAGTCTCAGGGAGAGAGGCAACTTTGTGTAATCCATCAAAGTTCATCTTGCCGGGAGTTCTCGCATCACCGTGGTCGTTATACTGGCGTTTGTTTGCTTCCAGAATAGGGCCGACATCCTGGTAGGTTTCGATAGTGACCGTTCCGTCAGGTTCGTCTATCCAATCCGTACTTAGTCCGAGTATTCTTTCCAGAGGTTTTCTATCCATTAGTCCAGTACCTCTTTTTACCGCCTATATCGGAAGAGCCAGGTTTTGCCCACATTTCACGCTCTTTGCGTTCTTTTTCGGCCTTATCAAATTCCTTTTCAAGAATCTTAAATACGTCTTTCTTTCGTTTCTTTGCCATAGATAAAGCCCTTACGGGCATAAAAAAAGCCCCCGGAGGGGCGTAAAAAAGCCCCCGGAGGGGCAGTAAGAAAAGGGGGGCTTACGCCCCCCTCCTTCCTATTAGGAAGTGGTGAGGTCGGCCAGATAGCCGGAGGCTTTCTGGTTTTTCGACTTCAACCCATACTCAACAAGGATATGCTTTTTCTGGCTATCGCCTGTTTTTGCAAGGTCTTCCGTTTTGAAATCACGCAGATAGCTGACGCTCCAGAAATCGAAATCAAGGAACCAGCAATCACCCGCACCGCTAAAGCGGTTTGGAATAATTTTCATGGTTCCAAAATCCGAAACATAGATATCAACAGAAGCTACAACGTGCGCCGGGGCTACCTTATCGGCAGAAGTACGCAACGATGAAACCGACTGAGTGAGATCGGAAATGGCCTGTTTGTTAAAAGCACCGACCATGATGGTGTCAGGCTCACCACCGTTGTCGAAACACTCGCGGATAACGGTTTTTATACCGGCTTCCGTAATCGCACCAGCACTACCAGCAGCGGTAGCGGTATTCGTACCAGTACCAGCACTTGCAGTACCAGCCGAGGAAGTACCCAGGGAGTGATAGTTAGAGGCAACCCACGATGGGAGGCCAGCCGTTACACGAGCAGAACTGGAAGAACCAGCACTTTTCGCCACATTGGACGTAAGCATTTTTTCCATGTCTCGCTTTAGGGTCTGCGAGGCGCGGGCCAAATGATAGCTCATTTCTGACTTAGCCTTTCCAGCAAAATCGACCTGTTCAGACGTACCACTTATTTGAACAGTTTCTTTTGAGATTTGCTGGTAGTTGGTTAAGCGGGTGGTTTCAACGATAGCTGCTGCTGCCGAATCGTCACCTTCCGTATGGCGGTTTGTAGCCGCCGCTGCGAGGGTATCAGTCTGCCATTCAAACAGAACATTGTCAGCAGATTCGCGACCACATCCTGTCAGAAATGGAGTTGAAGTGGGGCTGATATCATGGATGATATTAGCCAAGTCCTCGCGTACCCCGATGGCACTGTGTACCTGTCGGGTATTTGAAGGAACAGCCATTTACTTCTCCTATAAAAATTCCTCAAACAACTTAGCCGCATCTCTAACGTGGCCTGTTTGTCTGAGTTGGTTACGTTTAGTTTTGAGTTCATCCCTTTTTGCTCTGGATTCCCCTTTTCCCGCACGAATGACCTTCGGTTTCCCTTTCAGCTTTTTGGCTTTGGGGTTTGCGTTCTGCATCTGGTCGTACAGCATGGCCTTGCGTAAAACCAGAAATGAACGGTGGTCAACAAGAGAGTCGATTTCAGCTTCAGCGTAACCAACGCCTTGTGCGTAGGATCTGAGTTCAGTTGCCAGTTGCCTCTGGGATTCTTGTTTACCCCATTCCGGTAACGCAGCGATGAGTTTTGATTTCTCATCCTCGACTACCTTGGCCCACTTATGCTGATTCTCAGCCGCAGTTTGGTGTTGTGCTAATTTAGCTTTGTCTTGGAGTTCCACGGCCTTTTCTTTGGCCTCCTGGTACTCCTGTCTCTTGGTAACGTACTCAAGGGGGTCTTCCACTCTCAAGCTATCCCAATCAATATCAAACTTCTTGATGTCTTGACTTTCGGCTAGTGTCTGCAAGTGTTGGACGTACTGTTGTCTTTCGTTCTGAATCTGTTGGAGTTGGGAGTTGTACTGCTCAGTTAAACCCTCCACCTCCTTTCGTTGTTCAGCGATAGACTGCGTTTTTTGGGTGTAGTCGCTTTGGCGTAAATAGCCTTTCCTGAGTTCGTCTGCGGTTAATTCCTGTCCATCAACTTCAAATAGGAATTCCGTTTCCTCCTCTTCGGCTTCTTCACCCTCTGAGTCCTCTTCGGTTTCTAGCTCTTCGCTTTCTTCCTCAGTTTCCTCTTCCGCTTCTAACGGTTCCGTTTCTGACGGTGCATCCTCGACTTCCGGGGGTTCTTCCGAGTCCATTAGTCCGAGAATTGCTTTTTGCGCTTCCGCAATCGTGCCTGTGGGTTCTGTTTGAGTGTCCACGTTTAGCTCCATGAAAAGGAGGGCCAGCGGCCCTCCCCCTACATCCTTGTAGGTTGTTTTCTAAAATAGGATCTTAGATTCCTTTTGCGCTTTCGCCATCTGTCCACTACTGATAATGGATTCAAAATGGGTATGCAGCCGTGAAAGAATCTTCAACCCTAGCCACAAGGTTTCCCTTGATTCAGCGTCTTGAATGGATGAGTGTTCCCATCCAATCAGGAATTCTTTTCGCAGAGTGTCAAACGCCTCCTTTACTAAGGGGTCTTCTAAGATACGTTTAGCGTTTTCTGCTCTTTGCTCTTCGTTCATTAACCGATTCCTACCGGGCGACCTTGAGTTGCTTCCAGTTGTATCTCCGCTGTCTTAAACACAGCGTCCTGTTGCATCTTCTGGGCTTCCAGTTGGAGTTTCTGTTGTTTGATCTGTGTCTCTGCAACCTTTACATCCAGTTCACCCTTTTTAAGTTGCATTTCAGCTTGGGCCATCTGTTCTTTCGCTCCGGGCTGTTGCTGTACCTTCTCCGGGTTGGTCAAGAAGGCATCCACATCCCTAAAGCCCATGTTCTTGACCATTTCCGCGCCAAGGTTATAAAGGTTCTTTTCATTTATGATTGAAAGACCACCTTTCATTGCTTGCGCGGCGAACTGCATGAGGCTGGACAGGTGCATGAGTTGTTGGTCACGGTTGCCATGCCCTAGTCCTACCGCTACGGTACAGTCCATCTTGTCTCGCCACATATCAGGACGGACAGGGATAAATTCGTTTCTGAGCATGATGATTCTTTCTTTGTCCTGATTCTTCTGGACAATCTCGTAGATCATGTTCATCAGGTCTTTCACGCCCGTTTCTGCAAAACAACGTGCGATAAGTTCCACCCTCTGTTGTGCAGCAGTCATGGTCTGTGACACGGCAGCAGCAGTAGTGTGAGAAGTAAGAGTTCCCTCGTTCAGACCTTGCGAGTATTTGGTCATTCCAGACCGTTCCTCGCGGATAGAGTCGAGATATTTCAGAGTCTCAAACACATATGGCTGTAACGCAGGGGTCGGCAACGGGGTTATGGCATTTGGAACCTTAGTTCGTACTATCCCGCCCGGTCTGCTGGTGAGCAAATCATCCAGATTCACCTGACCTTCCATGACGGCAAAACGTCCGTGGTTCTGCATATACATATTGTCAAGAAGATTTCGCTGCAATGTACTCTTCATCAGTTGAAGATCCATTGTCAGGTCTGCCATAGACAAGCCAAAGAACTTGTGCGGTATCTTTATCGGCGTGAGCGTTGCAAAAGGCTTACGGTCTACCGGCTCCTGGTCAAGAATTATGTTACCAGCGGTAACGACTTTAATCAGTTCCGCTATACCATCATCGTCCTGATCTGACTTCAGATAACTTTCGTATACCCAGACTTCGCGCAGAGCTTCTTCTGTAGCGTCACGGCCTAGCCGGTTGGAGTTGTCAAACTCAAATCGCGCAAGACGTTCAGAGGAATATTCGTGGTTATCTCCCCCCAATTCATCTGCGTCAAAGTCATACCCCATTTCTTTAAGCTCAGAAATGGTCTTGCGGGAACGGTGGCAGACAAAACGTGCATCCTCTATCGTCTTCGCTTCAGCGGATATTAAGAATTCTTCTGGCGGTACGTTCTCTATCCTTACTCTGCCGGTTACGACTTTGCGGGTAATTACAATGTCATGCGTAATTTCAAGGCCGTCCTCGTTCTCCGTATGTTCCAAAACCTCTACATTTTTGGGAGAGATAAGAGCTTCCAGTTCTAAGTCTGTCAGGTCGGTATAAGTTTCTCGATCCTGTTCATCAGCTTCATCCCACCAGCATTTTACAATTCCGTTTTTCTGTAGGAGAGCGTCAGTAAACCAGTTATAAAGAATCTCAAAACCCGGATTATCTTTGGTAAAGATATGGTTTATATAGTCAGAGGCTTGTTTCGCGTAAGGTACATCTTCCGGGCCTGTAGGGTGGAATTCCACAATCCTGTCACCAGAGGCGAATACTCGCATGAGAGAGGGTTTTATCCACTCCACCGTATCTGCTACGGTGCTGTCTACAATCTGACTTCTACCTTCTACCTCGTTACCAAATGGCAGACCGTAGTAATACTCCATAGCGAGTCTGCGCTGGCTGGAGATTTCATCATCATATCCGAGAGCCTGAGTAATCTCAGCGTCTATTCTTGTTTTTAGTTCATCCATGCGGGGAGTCCGTAATTGGGCCGGGGTCAATCACGCCACCACCCACTATGTCGTAGGTTGGGTCGGGCAACAGACCTATTAGCGAGTAACCGGGTTGAACCATTGGATCGTTTGCCAGATTTATAGGGTGTTCTATCAGTTGTGGCTCTTCCCCCCACGCACCACCGGAATGAGTGCCTGAATAAAACAATGGCCCTTGCTCTTCTGAACGTGTAGGCTCCAACAATCCGTATTCTGCGGGTATGTACCCATACTCATACGGGGCAGAATACGAACCTTTGATTGATGACATTGGAGGATGAATCAACGGGTCGTACTCTTGGATGTAATGGCGGTATGACTCTGGAAGCAAGTTGTTCCCGTAGAACCATCCTTCTTTATAAGGGGTTGTGTTTTGATACACACGGAAAGGCTCATCATGTGGTTGATACGATGTAAAAAACTTTTCCAGCACCCTGTCTCTGTTGTCGTAGTCGTAAGTCCCGCTACCATCCTCATTTTGCGTGTAGATAACATCAGACCCAGGCGGTTGAAAAAGGTAATAGTCCATTCCCTGGCCGCTCAAGCCCCAAGGGAAAACATAGTTACCCATCGGGGTGTAACTCATCCCATATTCCGTGCCTACATCATCGCGTGGATCGGCAATCCCCGTTGTGGTAATGCGGTCAATGACTTCAGGAGGAATATTTACATTGGTAAGGGTGAATTGATTGGTTTCTGGGCCATGAGGTATTTCGGGAACCCACCCCCTATGCACCATCCAATCAGATCCTTTTTTTTTGGTTATATAGTTGCCTTGTGGATCGTCAGGTGGGGGGATATTTACTTCGCCCGTACCGCCACCGCCACCGGGGGGAGGTATGGGGCCACCACCGCCGCCACCGGGGGGAGGTATGGGGCCACCGCCGCCACTAGGGGGAGGTATGGGGCCACCGCCGCCACCGGGCGGTCCAGACGGTGGAAGTAGACCAGGCGTAATAGGACGGGGCCAACCGGAAACACCAGCCATATATTCGTACCCGGATTCGGGCATGAATGATCTTGGGAGGAGTCCAGCGTAATACTCCTCTTCGTCCAGTATTCGTCCTTGTTGGTTCATATTATTCCGAGTTGCGGGTACTTGAGTTCCCTATCCCATATTGGGTCTTTGCCTTCTGTTGCGAATCTCAGAGACATGACCGCGTATCTTGTAGCTGACATAAGATCATCCCGCAGGGGAATTATCTTTCCGTCCTTTCTGTGGTACATACGAAATTCCTCCCACCAATCGGGGAGTGTGGAAAAGACTTTGAACTGTCCTTTCTCCATCCTCTGTATGATGTTCATAATTCCGGTTTCTACAGAGTTCCCCCCTTTCCTTTCTCCTAAAGCCGGAGGGTTTTCAAAATGAAACGGGAGTAAGTTACAACCTAAACTCCGATACTGTTCCGCAAGGCCCGGATTGCCCATCGAGTCTTTTCTGTGACCGTCGTGAGGCCATACGATATTCCACGGGCCTCTGGTGTTAATTGTTGCCGCATGAATATGCGGCGGGGCTTTGCTTTGTCGATAGGTGTCATATACATATACGCAGTCCTCTTCTCTATCCCATGCCACCCAGACCACTGCGGTGGGATGATCCCAACCAAAATCTATAGCCGCGATACGGGGCCACTCTTCCGGTATGGGGAAGGGTTCTACAATTAAATCAGCCTCATTCACCGGGAAAACAAGACCACTTCCTATACTTGGTCTGCCGTTCTTCCGCATTTCCCTTTCGTGCGGGGAATAAGCAGAAAGAATCTGGGCCATAATGTCTTCATTCAAATGACCGCTATTTCCTTTCAGCGTCCTTATTTTTTCAGACGCATCATCCCAAGTCGCATTGTCGAGAGATTGCCCCCTCTGTAGGTTGTTCATAAAAGAAGCAACCGTTTCGGTCATACCGTTCTCAGGGGTGAAAGTCATATACACCATTCCCCGTCTGTCTAAAGTACGGGTAACGGCTTGACTGTAAATCTCCCTGCTGGGTTCTTCGTCCAACCAAACTACGTCTACGCTACGGCCTTGCCATTTCTCCTGGCCCATTTCATAAGCCTTGAAAAAGAGAGAGGAGTTATTACCTGATTTATGTTTTACAAGTGCGACAGATTTGGCATTTGGCACACCGGGCTTTCTTTCGGTCTTTACGATACATTCTCTGGGGATAGCCCCGGAGCCGAAAGCCTCTGGATCGTCCGGGGAACCTAATAATTCTGCTTGTACGATATCTCTGGTGGTTTCGTTGGACACCCCACCTACCCAAGCTGTAATAGGACGTTTGTAAGCTCTCCCTTTCCACCAATCAGGATATATCCCTGTCAGGTGATAGGCCATTTCCGCAGCACCACAGTAGGATTTCCCTATTCTGTTAGCCGCCATAAGTAACCGTTGGTTGGCTAAATCCCCGGTTTCGTGGAATCTCTGCTGATACGGGTAAGGGTCGTACTCGTATAGCCTCTCGTACCTTTCTCTATCCTTTATAAGCCGCGCTATTTCTACTGCTTTATTTACTTCCGCGTGGGCTAGGCTAAGCATACTTAGGCATTAGGCCGGTATTCATCGCCAGCGGTACGCCTTTTTCCTGTAAGTCCTGGCGCATTTCGGGGGTGATGTCGATAGACCAGTAATCCTCAGAAAGGCCCTCTGGTTCTCCATATTTCCGTAATTCCTCGAAAGCTCCATTGAAATTCTTGAATGATTCAATTAGTTCATTAGGGCCACCACCGGTCGCACCTAATGGAGCTTGTTTTCGTCTAAAAACATCCCAATTGCCAGATTCGTTATCCAAATAATAGAAATATCCATCTTTAGTCACTGTTACATCAGTTGATGGGCCAAATATCCGCTGCGGCTCTACCCCGTACTTCTTCAGGAACTTCTTAGCGAAGTTTGTGATCTTTCCGTCATAGAGTTGTTTGTGGTACTCGCCGCCGACTTCCAGATCGAGGCCGGAGTACATCCCACCTTTTTCTCTGACAATCTTCTCTGCCATTTCCTTGCCGACATGATCGGAGAGTTCGTCGGGAGTAACATTCCGTAAGTTCTGTGCATGACCGTCTTTGTGGATC